ATACGCCGTAGCCTCACAGCTTGCCAAAACCTATATTGCCAACAGTGACCAGGGGAATGCGGAATGGAAAAGGGCTTATGATGACATACGGCGCTGGCTGGATTTTCAGGAGTACGATATGACCGTATTCGACTATGCCGCCGTAGTTGCGCGTCCACTGTCAACGGTTAACACGCTTATGCGCAAGGTAGGCTTGCCACAGTTCGAGAATTTGCCGGAAGTGATTTACGATGGGAATGCAAAATACAGATGATGCCGTAGGATTGGCTCACGCGATAGAGCAGCTTGAGGCCCGGCACGCAGAATTACAGGAAGCATTGTTCAAGACGCAGTACACATTGTCGCTTATCATAAGCGCACTGTCGGAGGCCAGAAAACAGGTTGCCGCTTTGGTGTCCGCGTATCAGGTGAAAGGCAACTAAAAAGAAAGGGAAAGATGATGAGTGAAGCATGTGAGCATAAGTGGTGGGCGTTGCAGCGAGTGATTGATGGCGCGGAAACGGTAGCCGTGGAAAAGACCATGCCGAACGGTGAAACGGTGACGATCAAAGAGCAGCCAATGGAAGTCTACGGCAAGCAGTGCGAACATTGCGGCGTAGTCCTAGAATTTCCAGCGCCGGTGGCATGCAGCGAGATAGTCTGGAAGGCGGTGAGCAAGTGAGAGTAATGTGGCATGGGATCAACGGTCAGTATAAGACTGGCTACGCCAACCAGACTGCGCTCTTCACGCCTGCGATTGAAGACGCCGGGCATGTTGTAGCTATCAATTCGGCCATATACCAATACAATACGGCTATTGACCAAAACGGAATTGTCAACTATGCGACAGGGCCAGGTGCTACAATGGGGAATCGGATGCTGCTGTCGCATTACAGCATGTTCAAAGCGGACTGTCTCATCAGTATGCTTGATACGTTCATCTGTCAACCGGACGTATTCGAGAAGACAAACTGGTATCCGTTCGTCATGATAGACAGCGAACCTATGACGCCGGACGTGCGGGAATCGCTGAAGGTCTGCAGCCGGCCGATAGCATGCAGTAGGCATGGATTGCGTTTGCTGCATGATGCAGGGTATGACGCATTTTACTGCCCGCTGGCGATAGACACACAAGCGTTTCATCCAGTTGACAGGAGCAGCGCACGGACGGAGATCGGCAAGGTGATCGGACGCGAACTGGCACCTGAAACGTACTTTGTCGTAATGAACAGCGCGAACATGAGCCGGCCGAGCCGCAAGAACTTCGCCGCGGCCTTTTCTGCGTGGGCCGCATTTGAGGCGGAGCATCCGTCCGCCCTGTTGTACGTGCATACTGACATTACTGGTACAATGTTCAAGGATGGCGAGAACCTTCTTGAAGTTGCCGCGCTCTATGGCTGCAAAAATATCACGTTTGCGCCGCAGTATGATTACTGGTCCTGTGTAATACCGGATACATGGATGAATCTGCTTTACAATGCCGCCGACCTCTTTCTGCACACAGCGAGGGGTGAAGGTTTCGGCTTACCCATAGTTGAGGCTCAGGCGGCAGGATGTCCCGTTGTTGTGCCGAACTTTGGCGCTATGGCCGAAAACTGCAAGCGCGGTATGACGTGCGAGGGTAGGATGTGGATGCACTATCCTGGGGCCGAACAGATACTTGTTGACGTGGACGAAGTTGTCAGCGCGCTTGAATGGTCGTTCGTCAATCGTATGCGTGACAACGGAGCCATTGCCATAACTGCAGACCGGGTACAGGAATTTGATATACGCAATGTGATGGAAAAGTACATGAAACCTATTCTGACGGAAATCGAGTCAGAGATCAAACAGGAGAGACGCAATGAAAAAAGAGAAGTGGCCGGGCAAACCGACGTATCTGCATTTGCTCATACCTCAACTTGAAAGCACATTACAGCAAGCAATCCTTGACGCCGTGAAAGACATCGGCATGAGGCCGGAGGCGATTGAGGTTAAGCGCAGCGGTGCCGTCCGTGAAATCAAAGACCTGGACGAAGGCAGCAGGATAGCACAACAGTACTTCACGACGCGCACGCTTGACCGTGACAACGAAATCCTTGTGCCAAAAGGCGCGATCATGGACCAGTTCAGGGCCAGCAATATGCAGGTGTTCTGGAACCACGACTATAACCAGCTTATCGGGTCCGATGACCGGATTAAGCGCGATGACTTTGGTTGGATAGCGTGGACCAAGTATGCCAAGCATGAAGACCCCGGCGCACGCGCCAATCTGGTATGGGAACTGAAACAACAAGGCCACCTCAAGACCAACAGCGTAGGCTTTGCCATCCTTGAGGCCACACAGCCCGGCCATAGCGACTGGAACGCTGTTGTTGACACACTGGCGAAGGAATGGCCGGAGTTTACGGCGAAGATGGCGAAGGATACTCAGCGGATTATCACTAAGTACATGGTCATTGAGCATAGCGACGTTGGCGTACCAAGCAACGTCAATGCGACCATGCTGGCAATCGCAAAAAACTACGGGGCCAAAGATGCCGACCTTGAGCGCATGTTCAACATCGAACTCAAGGACTTTCCGACCGGCGACCCGAACGTCAAGACAGAGGCCGCACGGCTTGCAGAAGAAGAGAAGGCTATTGCGGAGTTCCTTGAACAGCACGAAGCCAAGGCCCGCGAATGGCTCAAGGCAAAGGACAAGCCGGCAGAACCGCCGCCGCCGCCTGAACCGCCAAAGAAGCCTGCCGCAGTGCGCGTGCCACACGCCGAAATCTACCGGCCACAGGTTCGACTGGTCCGGTCCGCCATATCCGTAGCCGACATACAGCAGGCGGTATCCGAGGGCGTCAGAAACGCTTTGGCGCTGGCTCAAGGAAAAGTTTGAAAAAAAAGACTTGCGCTGCTATGTACATCCGGTGTACACTACCAGTGCAATAATTGAACATGTGGTAAGATTTACGACTGACCGAGGCTGACACCGTGATCCGGTAGGCTGAACGGGATCGGTAAAACCTGCCAGCACGCAACGTGCGAGTTACCGAAACGTATCAGGAGGGATTACGGATGAAATACAGAATCAAACTCAAGAAGAACTGGACCGACCCGTCGGGTCAGGAGTTCAAGGCTGGCGACGTTGTTGAACTCGAAGACAAAGCACTGTACGCCGAAATGCTGGCCGATGAAATTGGCGAAAAAGCAGAACCGGCGAAACAGGGATCCGAAGACGCGAAGCTGCAGGATGCAATCAACGGCGCAGTGAAATCGGCGGTTGAGGAAGCAATCAAGAACGCTCCGGCTATTGACACCAACAAATACGTGCATATCGAATTGCGCGACAAGTCAGACGACGACCCTGGCAGCGGCTACCTTCCGCAGCGCGTCGAAGACAAGTGGAGCAAGGATGAGATTCAGCACGGTTTCGGTCTGTTTGCCTCTGATGTCGCAAAGGCATCACGCGCAGGCGGTCAGATATCCGAACGTCTGAGCAAGCAGCAGGAACGCAGTCGCAAGATGATTGAGAAGGCCATCAACGAGGGTCTTGTCAAAGCCGCTGGCGATGGTATGACGCTTGGGACCGACTCAGAAGGCGGGTTCCTTGTGCCGACCGAGTTCAGTCTGCAGCTCATGGATGGCACGGTTGAGCAAGCCGTTGTCAGACCACGTGCAACGAAGATGACCATTGGCAGCAACAGAGTCGAACTTCCGCAGCTCAAGAACTATGACCACTCAAGCAACCTGATTTACGGCGGCTTGCTGGCGTACTGGAAGGGCGAAGAAAGCCAGTTGACGGAAAAGAAGCCGGAACTGGAACAGGTAGGTTTGACGCTTCACAAGCTGACGGCGCTGGCTTACGCTTCTGACGAAATCATACGCTTCTCGCCGGTATCACTTGGCTCATGGCTTCTGCCGAAAATGAGCGAAGCGATTGCATGGAAAGAAGACGACGGTTTCATCAATGGCACCGGCGCGGGACAGCCGCTTGGTCTTATCAATGCACCGAGCAAGCTGAACATCACCATTGAAACAGACCAGACGCTTGCGGCAACAGCCATTGTGACGAACAACATCCTCAAGATGTATCAGGCAGTCAAGGTTGAGAAACCTGGCTCGCTTGTGTTCCTGTACAATCGCGTTGACTGCTTCTTCTGGCTGGCAACGCTTACGGTTGATGTTGGAACAGGCGGCAGTGTAGCCGGTCTGATTCAGCGTGTACCTGGCAAGCCCGACATGGACCTGCTTGGCATACCGCTAGTTGACACGGAACACTGCCAGGCACTTGGCACGGTAGGCGACATTATGCTGACCGACCTTTCGCAGTACATCGTTGCTGACGACAGGCAGGGTCCGGCAATCGCCCAGTCCATGCATCTCAAGTTCGATTACGGACAGGATGCGTTCAGGATCTTGAAGTATGTGGATGGCCAGCCGCGCTACAAGGCCGCATTCACACGCCAGAAATCCACGAATACGATGGCTCAGGTCGTGTGCATTGCAACAAGGTCGTAACAACAACCGGAAGAATCAGGAGGAATGACGAATGAAAGA